CGCAGTGCTGTCGGTCGCCATGGTAGCGCCGGTGTAGGTGATGTATTCGACCGGACGCCGGATGCGCAGGGACGAACCGATCTTCGCACCTTCCTGAGCGAAAGAGTTGTCATACTGGCGGTTGATGGTGCCCACAAAGGACAGCTTTTGGTGCAGGATACGCAGGGCTTCCCGCGTAATCATGCTGGGGGTAAGCAGAGTGTTTGCCATTTTCGGTTACCTCGATAGAAGTCAGTTACTCAACTGCTCCCACCGCTTACGCATCCACTCGTCAATGTCGCTCACCTTATCAAGATCAGTAGCAGGCTGCGCTGAGCCGCTAACCGTCTTGGGCGGCGGTGCCGTTTGTTGCGCTGCAGCGGGAGCTGCGCCACCTTTGCCACTGAACTTGGCTTCGATGTACGCAATCCGCTTGACAGCTTCGACCGGAGGCACGCCCGCGAGATCGAATACCTCTTGCGGGTTGTTGGCGAGGTAATAGGCCACGTCAGCCATCTTGTCCGACGACAGCACTGCCTCGAAAGCCGCAGGATTGACTTCCTGCAGGCTGGGCAGGCTGGGGTCCATCACCTTCTCTACGAAGTCAGGGTACTTTTCCTGAGCAGCTTGCACCTTTTGGGCCAGTTCGGCCTGTTGGCGCAGCGCCTCTTGCTGTAGCCGTTGCTGTTCGATCTGCTGAAGCGCCACCTCTTGAGCCTTGGCAGCGCGCGCGTCAGCCCACTCCTTCATCGCTGCGGTGTAGGCTTCCTCGTCATAACCGAACTGTTCCGGCGTCGGCATCGGCGGCAGCCCGTCCTCGGGAATGTTGATCTTGGAGTCAGGCTGCACTTGGCGTTCCAACTCCGCGAGACGCTGCTCCAGGGCCTGTGCCCGACGCATCGCCTCGTATTTTTCCCGAGTCAGGCGGTCGATCCGCTGCTGGAATCCACCCTTCGACTTCTTGCCTTTCTCTCCTTCGTCGTTACTGCCATCTGCCCCCTCAGCGGAGTGCTGCCCTTCAGACGGCTGTACTCCTTCTTCGGGGTGCTGAGTTTCGAGGTTGGCCGATCCCTCATCTGCCGGATTATCCGACACAATAGTTGCGGCCTCTGCAGGTTCACCAACCTGTTGGTTCATAGCGTGGTCCTCCACGGATATACGCCCGACGAATTAAGAGGCGTCGGTTTCCTCTACTTCCCGACCTTCTTCCTCACCTGCAGGCATTTCAGGAATGTCAAGATCAGGTGTCTGCTGATATTTTAGCTCCATTTCAGCGATTTTTGCTACAAAGTCTTGATACTGCTCCAAATATTTACGTTCGATCTCCCGCTCCTTGAGCAACAGCTCTTTTTCTTTGTCTGCCAGTTTGGTTTGCGCAACATTCAGCGCCGTCTGCAACTGCTGTACAACCTCCGTCAATTGCTGTACCTGTTGCTGATTCTGCTGGATAATGGCTGCGATTTGCGGATTCTCACCTTGCAACACTTCCGGCGGCACAACAGCTCTGAACCGCTTGGCCAGCTCCTCGGATTCCGGTAGATCAAGATTGCGCGCGATAATGTCGCCCACAAGCTCGCCAGCATCCGGACGAATCTTCAAGAACTCAAGTAGCGTTTCTACTGTTTCCTCACGTTGGGTCGTATAGCTCGGCCCAACATCCACCACGACGTTGTAACGCCCAACATCCGGTTCATAGACAACAGGCTTGCCGGTTTCGTCAGTAGTTTGCTGGCCAATCGGCACCGTTTGCTCCTGGCCGTCAATACCAAGAATCTTGACTATACGCCCACTGCGATAAATCTGTGGGATCAACTCCACCAGCACACGACCGCTATACCGCATGGCCTTGGCCAAGTTATCCATGTAGTGGAAGTTGGAAATATCCGACTCTACTTTGCGCCGACTGATGGCCAGCCCACTGATCTCGTTGCTGGGTGCACCCAAGGCCGCATCATGTATGCCGGTTATGGACTTCAGCTCCTCGCTGGCCGCCTCCGCTTCAGCGATAAGGCCAGGGCTAGCATCCGGCCCCGGCTGCCGTTGCGGCATGACGTTGCCGTCATACTCCAAATATGGATAGTTCTTTACGTTGGCATACTTCCATTTAGGGTCGCTGAAAGCACCACGCGGGCCGATAAACGGGGCGCGAGGCGCCAACGCAACACGCTCCGCAGAAGCCGAACGCATGTAGTTGTATTGCCGCTGGCTGTCGATCAAATCATGCACCATACCCTTGTACAGCGACCGCCCTTCCTTGAGTTCTTCAACGCCAACCACACGGATAATCGGGATGTGTTGTCCAGGCCAAACAGTCTCATCCAATACCTCTTGTGCCGTTAGCAGATATTGGCGCACAACGCGGCGGCTCATTTTCCGTGTCTGCACCGCTTCGTCGAACGCACCAAACAGAACCCGCCCATCCGGCATTAGCGAAAGGTCAACCTGCTCCTCCTCTACGGTCCAATACTCGGCCACACGCACGGCATCCTTCCTGTACCAATTACGACCAGGGGAGCCATCACCGCCTTGCCATTCGGCCTCGGCGTTAGGGTAGCGCGTCTCGAACTGGTTTTTAGGTATCCAAGTCTCTACCAGGGCGAAGCGCATGTCAGAAGCATCTTGCTCTTCTGCATACGGGTCGATATAGACAGAAAACGGATCACGTATGCGTTTGATGCGGACAACCTGATCGAACGTCTGCCCTTCGTCGTATTCAGTGATAATCCGCCAATAGCCGATGCCGATCTTCACGGCGCATTCTGCAGCCCAATCGTAGGCCGACTCCGCGTTACTATCCTGCTCGATGGCACGGATCATGCCAGTGAGCATATTGGCTGTCCGTGGATCGGCTTGCGAATCAACTGCCTTGACCTTGATGCCGGGGCGCATCTGGCGAATATCGTTCACTACTTGCCGTACGTATGCAGGTAGCTTATTGATGACAAGTGCAGGTCGGCAGTCCAGTTGTCGCTGCTTCAAGATAGATGCCGGCCATTGGTCGCCCGTGTAAAAATCAAGGTCGTCCTGCATCTGGCGGCGCTGCTCGTTGGTCGCTTCTTCTACCAATTTCATCCGCCAGACTGCTTGTTCAATCACCTTCATATCTTGCTTGTTCATAGCATCCACCCGCCCGCGTCTATCTGCGGCATCACATACACTTCAGCATCCTTCAGCTCCTGTGGGTTCGCCGGCGCCCTCGTAATGGCACCATACCTGAATGCATCTGCCGCATGACTTGTCCAATCATGTAGCGGCGTTTTGCGAAACACCCGCAGCTTTTCATCATAACTTGTTCTGTATTGCCGAAGCGCATCTAACCCTTTCTGAGTCTTTTCCCTGTCAAAATAGCACCTAGGCAACAGTTGGCGTACCGCGTTGATGCCGTCGATAACCTGCATGCGCGGCGCTACGTCGAATCTAATACCAAGAGACAGCGCTACTTCTTTACGCGACTTGCCAGAACCCAGCTCGCGTACCTCAATGTCATGCGGCGCCACATGCTGGCCGTACACGTATCCTTTCTCCTGCAATACCTTCACATAGTGCTCTAGGCCTACGCCATGGTTCTCATAGTAGTCAATGACGCGCGTCTCGAAAGGTCCATGCTGTACGAACCATATCGCTGTACTATCCGCCATACCTAGGTCCCACCATGTATGGACTTGCATGGCGCTATCGTATGGCACGTCTGTGATCCGCCCCTTCTCCTCCAGTTCGTCGATAATACTGGCGTAGTAGGCGCCTAGCACACCGCCTTCAAACGAACATAGGTACTCCTGCTTGAACAGCATTTCGCCGATGTCCGGCGTGTAGATGCTTTGGTACTCCGCCAGGGCAGCCTGGAGTTGGTCTTCAGTGAAAACGCCTGTATCGCGGGCACTGAGCCGTTCTGCATACCAGCCATCATGCCCTAACGCAAACTGATAGGTGTCCCATCCATGGTTCCTGCCGCGAGGGGTATAGATGAACAGTGCCCATCCTTCGTTCTCGTCCAGGATCGGACGCAAATAGCCCCAGGCTGCAGGGTCAGCGATGGCCCATTCTGAAAGCACAACGCCGGCGGGCGGCGAGCCTACCAGCGAGTTGTAGTTGTCCGAACCGACGACGTGCCACATGGAACCATTTTTCAGCTCTATGGTCATCGTCTGATTGTCGGTACGTTTCCGAAGCGCTGGCGGAAACGCCTCGTCTATACGACGCACGCCAGTATGCGGGTTCACTGCCTCCCATACGGCTTTCCTACCCTGAGCGTATTGGGGGAGCATGTGCCAATAGGTCGCCGGTCGTAGATGAGCAGCGACCGCGGTCCAGTGAAGCGCCAGATCATCCTTCCCAGCGCGTCGATGCCATACAGCAACCCCTCGCTTCCCGCCGTTCGCCAGATAGCGCCAGAGCGGGAGCTGGTACTTGCGTGGGCGCCAACCATTGGGGAGGTCGACCTTCACCGCTTGCGTTTCCTGGTACGGGCCTTGTCCGCCTTCATGAACTCCTTGGCCACCTTCTTCGGCGGGCACTTGCCTTTAGCCTTGGCGCGGCCTTTGGAGCTGGCGCACATGGCCATGAAGTTATGCTGTTTGCGAGTCTTACTGGGCATACGGTTGATCTACAAGTTTGTTGGGTGGAATTTGTGTCGCTTGCTTTGAATTGCGCCAACGCTGGGCCCCCAATCGCAGAACGGCTCTCCGTCTGCGCCGACGGGATTCGGATCAGTCCCCCACCACTTTACGCCGCCATTGATGGCCTCCTGCGCGGTCGGGGTGAAATCGCCGTTGCCAGGGTCAGATAGTTGTGGGTCGATATTCTGATCAGTCGCATCCGGCGTTACGCCGTATGTCGTGCCGTAGTAAATGTTCCCCTCGACTGCGGGCGTTGCATTGGGCACGATCGCCTTACCTGATTGCCCGACGAAGATGCTGTTGCGTACAGCGGCGGACCCACTGACGTTGACAATGCCATTGGTTCCTCCGACCAGCGTCCCGTGCACAAACTCACTGTTTGCTCCAGCGAGCTTATACGGCGCGCCTATGGTCGGGTTGTTCGCTACACACCCGATCAGACGCCCAGACGCGGACGACATCAGCACCTGTTGACTGTGCTGTTTCAGACCCCTGGCAACGGCGCCCGTCGCTTTGAATACAGCGCCGCCCAGCGTCATTCTCGGATTGGCTTCCGTCTGCATCACTACGTTGTCAATATCAACTGTTACAGCGTAGTTAGCCTTGGCGCCAAAGCGCATCTGCGTCGGCGTTTTCCCGTTTGCCTCGTCGTTCGTCCTAACGCCGATCATGTCGAGCGCCAGCACGTTATCGAGCCACACGGTGACACGCCCGCGTCCACCGTCAAGCACTTTGAGCCGCATCCGCACCTCGACATAGGTCCCTGCCGAAATCGTCTTTGCTCCACCGCTTGGCGATGCAGCAGATAGGTATCCGTGCGCCTTGTTGACCGTATCGTAGTAGTAATATTCGAGACGGCCGCCAGCACGGACCCTCAACTCGCAGTTCGATTGCCCGCCAGTAAACATCAGAGACAAATAATCGCCGCCGGTAGGAAGTGCGCTGATATAAAAATCTGCCTCTCCCCAATATTCTTTTCCGTCAGGCGATACCATATCGTTTCTGATGTACGCACCACTCGTCCCACTTGGGCAGACAATGCGCATACACTTGGTGCCTGTCTTTGGGTTCGTCGTGGACGCGGTGTCGATAGTCCCACTGCCAATAGTACCCGTGGTCCACGGCGCGGACAGACCGGACTCGAAATCCGCCGTCACCCGATCGGTTGCGGATTCCGCTGCGCCCGTGAACCCGTATTTACCCTGGCCGTCGATCTCCACGACCGACTGAAACCACGCGGCTTCGCCCCAATCAGATTCCATGATGAGCGGGGCCACTACAGCGAGGTCCGGGCTGTCGAGCAGCTCCTTCATCGGAGCCGAATATCCGTCACCAAGATCGCTCCCATTCACCGCATCAACACGGAATCCACGGAATGAGGCGGGTAGCACTTTGTAGGCATAACAGGCATAGGGTTTGATCCCACTATCTGACGCCGCAGAAAACCGAATGCCGGGATCGGAATACACCCCGTGCTTCTTTGCGCGATCCGTGAAATAGGTCCGACCTCGCGCGAACACGCCATCAGTACCAGGTTGTCCGTCGAGCAGCACCTGCCAGTTGAATCCGCCATCATCGGACGCCACGACACGGTAAAAGTCTCCCTCCTGATAGGCAACCCATACCAGACCACTATCGTCATCGTATTCTCCGTGCCATACAAAACCGTTGTTTGCCGGTACGGAGGTATTGATGTCCGGGTGATACACCGACACGACAGGGCCGCCCAACGTCTCAGCGAAATAGAGATCGCGGTCGGACGAATGATCCGAGCAGATCACGAGTCCATGTCGCATTGGGATGACGAGGGTGACCTGATCCAGCACGTTCCAGATAGACCAGGTATTACCGCCATCGGTCGAATACTGCATGTATTGGCCAGTCGAGTCGCCACCCGTGACAATGAGCGCATCCCGATAGTGATCGTAGATCACGGCGTGAGAATGCCGCGCATACGTCATCGCCAGATTCGCGGTGATGTCGGACCAGGACGCGCCACCATCCATCGATTTCAGCAGCTGGCCGCCATCCGCTGATCCCGTCGGGGCGGTGTCGTAGCTGGCCATGAACAGCACACCATCGGCGTCCTCCGCTATCGCGTGCGTGGTAGCAGTAGATGCCGGGAACGTATAGCAGACGGAGAATGCCTTACCCCCGTCAATGGATCGATAGACCTTGTTGGAGCCGGTGAACGAGGCGAAGATGTTGCCATGAGACGTAATGCAGATCATCTCTCCTGACCCCGGGGCAAGCCCGGTATAGGTTTCCGTCCACCCTTGCCCGTCGAAATAATTGATCTGCCCACTACGCCCGAGCGTGACGGCCTTGTCGTCGAATGCAATTCCGCACGCATCCTGGTGTAGATTCGCCCCGCCTACGACGCCCTTGTCGGTTCGCAGAATCTGCGCCACATTACACCCCCTGCACGATGTTCAGCAGAACGGTTGCCGTGTCACCCACATACGCAAGATGCGTCGCGCCATCTGGGATGCCGAGCGTGGTTTCCTCGCCGGCAGACACAACAATCCCATCCGCAGTATTCGCCTCGGCAGCCGACGCAGATTCCCCGAACGCCACCATGGCGAAATTCGTCGAATCGAGATTCTTGATGCGGACCTTTCCGGCTCCCGTCGCAATCGGCAGCGATTGCCCAGAGACATTCGTGGTTGCAGATTTGTTGCCGGAATAAGCCGACGGAGTGAAAGTAGATGCTTTCCCACCGACACCTAAAATTTTTCCTGCCCTTACTAAGCTCCCAATACTCATTTCTCTACCCCTCTATCACCCGAACGCTGGTCAATATGCTGGCTCACAATCTTCGCCACATGGTCAGTAATGGCGTTGTATCCGAACGCTAGGGCCAGCGCCAGCACCGTGCCGATCAACGTCCGCCTTACGATATTCCCGTTTTGCTTAGACCGCTCATACTCCCGTCGCAGATGCGCCCAATGGTCCGGCGTCAAACCGAACTCCTGATGGTACGCCTTGATCCCTTCTCGCACGCTCTCGCGTACAAGCAGCCTTAATACTTCTTCGTCATTCACTTGTATGCTCTCGCTCACAACGGCAAGCTCACAGATACGGCAGACTTGTGCGGTCAGTCCACTTATGGATGAATGACGGAGCACCATTCGCCCATAGCGTATTACCACTGCTATCGATACGCTGAATCCGCCATACCGGGTCGCCCTCAGCGGCGCCGGGTGCGGCCTCACCCACGTAGGTGTACCCACTGGCGGACTCTGCACGCACAGACAGCGGTGGCTCTGACAGGGTATTGGGGTTAATATACGGTGCAGTCATGTCGTCCTCACTTCTGGCGTTTGCGCCAGTACCACACGCCGGCTGCTACGGCGATTGCCAGCAGCACCCACGCAACGAAACTGCCAGGGTCGCCGGTTACCTGGATGTCGGTCAGTTCATTCATGCCGTCCTCCTTACCATTGGTCTAACAGGTCAGTCACACCTGTGGGGCCGTCGTCGGCCCCACGGGTGCGGCTCTCAGCCAGTACCTTGATCTTCTCGACCTCGGCCTTGTGCGCCGCCTCAGCGGTCTTGTTGGCGTGTCTGGACGCCACCCAGGCAGGGAACAGAGCCGCCAGTAGCGCTTCCATCCACTCAGGCACCTGGACGCCCTTGTACGCCATCCACGCGGCTGCAGCAGTCGCCAGGGCGCCGAGTACCGGGCGGAACAGGGGTATAGCCACGTCACGAGCGGCATACAGGAGCTTGACGAACGCATCCACGCGCGGCGTGGTCTTGGTGGACAGGATCAGGCGGGAGAATTCCAGGGTGTCGCGTTGAATCTGCGCCACAATTTCGGCGCGTTTGTCGGGGTCAGGGATCGCTTCGGAGATCAGGTCGATCAACTTGCCGCCGAAGTCGAATGCTGCCGTTACCGGGTCTAGCGTCATGGTGCCACCTCACGGAGTCGGTCGCTTGGGCTGAAATTCGACGTGGATATGGGTCTTCTCCATCACTACGTCGTATTCCGGCCCTAGTCGATCGCGCAGCGTCTGCACCACCTCAGTAGCCGGCCGATTGCGCGGCAGTCTCAGGTCTGCCGCCAGCCCTACGTAGTGCAGCGAGCCGGGCGAGTGAGTGGCGCCGGTGATCTCGGTCACAGTCAGTGACTCACCGGCGTCGCGGTACACGCCATCAGCCACCATGAGCGCCAGCAGAATCTCCGGCGCCGCGCCGCGGGGAGTCGCATTGTGCTTTAACTGCATGTCTGGCCTCATAAAAAAGCCCGCTATGGGTGAACCATAGCGGGCAATGCCCTGGCGGTCAATGGGGAGGAGGTGAGCCAGGGCTGTGCGGAGACACGCTTGCAGTTTACTCATCGAACGCGGTACGCACAACCACCTCCAGCGGGCCGCTATCGCCGCCGCCAACCTCAACAGCGCGCGTGTCGGGCACCAGTTTGTTCAGCAGTTTGAGATTGACACCCAGCGCCACCTCCAGCGCCTTGACCTGAGTAGCTGTCAGTTCGTCGTCTGGGTCCACGAGCCGTTGCAGCAGTTGCTCTATCGACACATCGAGGCGGCGGGCCGCCAGCCTGCGCAGAATCTCCGCACGGGTTTTGTCGCGCGCGGCCAGAGCAGCGGCGCGTTCCTGCGTGGTGACGGGCTTCGGATTGAGTATCTTCAGGTCGTTCATACAGGCCATTATAGGCGATTATCCGCATAGGTCAATATGCTGTGTTGTCCATCTATAGACATAGGTATGGGGTCTTGTGTCGGGGGGATAAAATCATGAAACGCGATTTTTCGTTCAGAATCAACAGTTTATACGTCGTAACTGAAAAACGAAAAATCTCAGACGCCACAACATCTTGGGTTTTTAACAATAATCGCCTAACTCTCTGTGAGAAAAATTTTTTGAAGTTAGTGCAGGATAAGCTATTGATTTTTAAGGAAAAAAGCATGGTTGATAATTTGAAATTCCACACAACGCTGGATGTATGGTAAGTCCTTGTCGCCAAAGGAAAAGCGCAAATTTTTATGATAATCTTTGTAGAGAAAAAGGTTAAAACTCGATATTACAGAAAAGTAAATAAGGCGCACCCCGATTGCGCTAATTTACTATTTTTTGAATATCATCGCCCTCTAATATGCTACCAAGAATCAACCACTTACTACCCCTTAACTCAAAAAATAAAATTTTAGTGATTTAGAGTAATATACTCTATGTCCACACACATAACCCAACCCATTCAGATAGGAGCATTTCAATGGATAGTTCCAAACCCCTGGCAAAGCGCTTGATCCGCTACCCTGGCACCGACTTGTGGTACGACCCGCGGGACCCGATGCGACGTAAATATCGCCGCCGCCCAGACGGCACGTTCTATCCCGCGGCTGCTGGCCGTGGCGGCAGCGCCTCCCGCAAGCGCACCATCGTGCGTGAGCGGCAACGAGCCGCCGTACGCACCCGTAACCTCAACCGACAAATCCAGCAGGAGATCGACGCAGACCCCTACGTTGAGATCGAGGCAACCCCAGACGGCACGTTGATTCGCCGCTGGTACTACGCTTCCCCACGCCTGCTGCTGCGGAGAGAGCGCTGGGGCAGCAGCCCGGCCTGCTGGCACCGCCTAGGACGCCGTGAGTCGCCCGCTGGCGATAGATTGGTCTGGACCCCTATAGACCCATTGGTTGGCCGGCAACTCGCCTCCAGCGCCGTTATGCGCCGTCTGGTGCCGGTAGAGGTCCAGCCGTGGCTGGCTGATCTCTACGCCAGCGAGCCAGCGCTGGCGAATAAGCCGCC